AGACGGCTCTGACCACGACACGCGGTCAGAAGAAGCGGGAAAAACAAAAAACAGAACCGGCTTGCGCCCGAAAATTGTCGTGCGTGAGTCGGTGCTGCTTTTATAAAAACACATAAAATAGTTCAGAAAGTGCTGAGTATAAAGCAAAACTCCGCATCTTTCGATGCGGAGTTTGGTGGAGCAAGGCAGAGCTTAAACGAACCTTCTGCCGTATTTTCTTCGACGGAATCAACTGCTTCGGCTAGTGGAACCGTGACTGTATTCTTGTCCCCCGCGAAACTGAACACGAGCTTTGCTGTGCCATCGTCGTAGAGATATGCGGCAATAAGGAACGTGTCGAATAGGCGGGCCTGATACTTTTTGTCGTGTATGTCACCCTCCCGCAAACTGAGAAGCCATTCAATTAACTGCTCGCGGTTAACCGGCACAATATCAGCCTTGGCCGCTGCAATTTTGCCCTCAATCTCCGAACGCTCAGATTCCAATTCGAGCAACCGGCTCTTGGTGGTTTCAGTAACAATTCCTTGCTCGATGGCCGACATGATGTTTTTCAAGCTGCGCTGCACATCAGCAAGCTGATCCTCCAAAATGCCGATGTGCCCCTCGGCCTCTTTGCGGTCGTTATACGCGATAGTACTGTCTGCAATCCATTCGATCACTTGATCTTGAAGTGCATTGTCAAAAATGGCCTTGGCTATCTGGTATTCTACTTCATCGCGGCGAACGTTCTTTTTATCACAGGTTTTCTCCGAACGCTTTTTCTGGCAGACGTAGTAATAATGCAATTTCCCCGTTCTGCCTGTGCCAGAAATTCCGATCATAGGGCTTTTGCAGTTACCGCAAAACAGTTTGCCGGTCAATAGATAGTCGCCGTTGACGCGGTGACGCCCTTGCGGATTCTTCTTCGTTTTCAACACCTCCTGCACTTTGAAATACAATTCGTCGCTGACGATTCGCGGGATGCCTCCCTCTTTCCGGACATCGCCGTAGATGTAAATTCCTCTATACCGTTCGTTCGACAGGATCTTTTGGAAGCTCGATCTTCCCCACGGCCGGCCGTAAGAAGTTTTGATTCCACGAGCATTCAGGCTGTCATAAATATCGACAAGTGGCTCTCCGCAGGAAACGCGAACGAAGATTTCCCGGATGACAGCGGCCTTCGCCTCATCGATGACATAGTGCAGCGTGTCATCCCGTTTATAGCCATAGGGCAAGTGTCCATTTGCCACCATGCAGTTCGAGGCATTATCATACAGACCGCGTTTGATGTCTTCTGCCATGTTTTCGGAGTAAAACTGATTGACATTCATCATCGAGCGGGCAGCAAAGCGGCCTGCTGCGGTGTCGTCGAAATCTTCTTCGACGTAGAGAACGCGGACGCCAAGCTCCTGCAGCTTGGCTTCGTTGACCAGAGCCTCCAGCATATTACGCCCCATACGGTTGGATTTCCATGCAATCACATAGCGGAATTTCCCTTTCGCCGCATCTGCCATCATGCGCTGGAAATCTTTCCGCTTATCGGTACGGCCTGACACGGCGCGATCTGCGTAAGTTTCAACAATGCGGATACCATATTCCCCGGCAAGTCCGTAGCCTTTTTCAAACTGCTGCTCAACCGATATGTCTTTTTGATTATGGCTGCTATATCGGCCATACAGAACGCCGGGTTCTTCCGCTTCGAGTTTCTTACCGCGCTTCGGCTTTGCCGGGTGTTTGGTCGCGGTTCGTGCCAATATTCGCACCCCCTTGTTCTTTCTTGGCTTTTCGGATGGTTTTCAAATCTGCGCGGAATCGCTTCTGCTCTTGCGGAGATAGATAGTCAACCAACTCCAAAATCATTTTTGTCCCCGTATATCGTGACAGTAAAAGACCGTGCTTTATTGCGCACTCAGCTAGGCTGCCATCGACGGCAGCCTCGTCATCTTTGTGAATGCGTGAGATAATTGCGCTTACGTCATGCGAACACGCTCCATTTGGAATTACTGCCCCCATGTCTCTTGCGTAGGCTAATTGAGCTTCCGTTGGCGGATCGTTCGGAAGCAGCTCTACCACGTAAGGAGCGCACACATTTTCTGCGGTTGCGCATTGAATTGCGGCCGCTTCATCCCTCGCCCTTATCCGCTTACTCTGCTTACGGCCCGTTCTCTCGTTTATTCCAGTCACTTTGTAGGAAGCATAATTAACGTAACCCCCAGATGGTGAAACGTAATCGCTCCATATAGCATCTGAAATCGCGGGCAAAATCCCTTGCGTCTGCTGAAAAACAGGAACCGAATACGCAGAAAGCGTTGCTGAAAATCTCAAGCTACTCATACGGCTGCTCCCTTGTGTCGAAATAACGAGAATGTTATATTTTCACGAAAATTGCAATAAACTGGCTGGACATGGTATAATCAGTTTACGTCGCCGGCAACGAATACAAAAGATAAAGGAGATTCGAGTTCCATGACCGAACGCAGGGATTCCGTATGCCACGAAATGGGCATAGTTGCGAAATGTATTCTTGCCAAAGAAAGCGCTCTGCCCTGTGCTGGAAACTATGCAGCCTTTATTCGTTACTGCCTTGAGCGGCTAAATAAAGGCGACTCAGTTCAAGCAATTTGGCGCGATTATCAGGCGTCAGCGAAGTAAATACTTTTGCAATCTCTCCAAGCCCATCATCCGTGTCGATGATGGGCTTTTCTTCTTCCCAACCCATAAGGTAGGCCGGGGAAGCATCGAGCGCCAGCGCGATCTCACCCACAACCGACACCGGAATATCAACATCGCCGCTTTCGTATCTGTAAACGGTTGCGCGGTTTTTGCCAATACGCTTTGCAAGCTCATCGGCAGAAAAGCCTGCTGCGATCCGCTTTTCTTTGATTCTATCACCAAGAGTGGACATGACGTGTACCTCCGTTTGATTTGCCTATATTATAATACTGTATTCGCATATTTGCAACATCGAAACGCAGATATTAGAAATTTTTTCGCATACAGCGCGAAAATAGTGTTGACATACGCAAAAACAGGTGGTATATTCGAGTTGTCGCACGAGATGCGAATTTTATGAAAGGAGGGATTGCCGTGATCAATATGAACAAGCTCAAAGGCAAGATGGTAGAAAAAGACGTGACAACTGAAATGTTGGCAGAGAAGCTCGGAATGAGCCGATCTACGCTTTATCGGAAGCTCAGCAACAACGGAGACACGCTTTTTGTGAAAGAAGCGAATATTATCGTCGACGCGCTTGGACTTACTTCCGAAGAAGCAATGTCTATTTTTTTCAGCCAGTTTGTCGCATGATATGCGACTTAAAAGAAAGGAGGACTGAAAATTGCCTGTGGCCGAGCGCATACAAATCGACACGGCATCAATTCCTGATTCCGTCCGCGACAATCTGGCAGCAGCGACGCTGGAATGCTTCAAAGCATTCTTGCAAATCCCCGGCAACGCCGAATGGCTCGACCAGAGAATTGCAGCACGAAAGGCGGCTGCAACGCAGGAAGGAAGGAGATGAGCCAGACAAGCAAAATAAAACGGGGCCGCTCCGCTGGCACGGAAACAGCCCCAGGCACAAAGACCCACTTCGATCATAACAGTGAAAAATCTTATCGTCAAGGAGGAATGCTCATGCCGAACAGCCTGAAAGAGCTGCGGCTGAAAACAAAAACGCCCGCAAAAGACATGGTTGCCGTTGTGCAGACCATTTACCCCAAGTACGACATGACGAGCCAGAGCAAGTGCGAGAACAGCGACGCCTACGGGATTTGCCTGACGCAGAAAGCCATGAAAGCCCTCTACGCCAAGTTCGACCCGGACGGCAGCATTCGCAAGCACCTCCGCACAGCCGATCAGCACCGGCTCAAGGATAAGCTCCACGCAAGAATCACCGCCGATGAGGCCTCCCAGCTCCGAGCGCACCTTGCCGCTGATGGCTACGACACCGTGCAGGATTGGCTCACAGATGTTGTACGCGATTACATCAAGAAAGGAGAATCCGAATGAAAGGCGTTGTCGTGACAACGAATCACGAGGTTCGCGTTGAGAATTTCAGTGACCCCCTCTACAAAACCGTTGGCTCTGCCGTTGGTGGCTACATCGAGCACGTTCACCCGATGCGTCTTGCCCGGCCGCTTTGCATGATCGTCAACGAAGAAGGGCGGCTGCTGGATCTTCCATTGAATCATATTGGCTCTTTCTTCTATGGCACAGACCAGCACGGCGAGCCGATCGTCGGCAACATCGTGGTCATGAAAGACGGCTACCGTAACGGCGAACCGGACATTGTCGGCCTCGACGATTCGGAGGTCGAGCGAGTCAAATACACCATTTCCACACTGATGAGCATGATGAATTTGCAGCCGAAAGGAGACAACACATGATCGTAAACGTTCATTACATCGACGAAAAAACCGGCACCATCCGCAGCAGCGGCACTTACAGCTACCGCTGCAGCATCCCGAACGCCTCCGTCGGAATGGAGGTCATCGCCCCCACGGCCAAGCGCGAGGCCCGCGCCGTGATCTGCGAGATCGACGTCCCGGAAAGCCGCATCGACAAGCGGATCTTGCCGCTTCTGAAAGAGATCACGCAGGAGGCGCCCGCCGATGGAGAATAACCTGATTGTCGTTAAGCAGCTCCCGATCATCGAAGATCAGCTTCGGCAGGTCAAGACTTCTGTTGACGAGCGTGTTGCGCAGGTGCTGGCGCTGGCCTGCACCGAAGCTACCTACAAGGACGTCAAGAAAGCCCGCGCCGAGCTGAACAAAGAGTTTCAGGATCTGGAAGCCCGCCGCCGTGAAGTCAAAAAGGCCATCCTTGCTCCGTATGAGGCTTTTGAAAAGCTCTACAAGGAATGTGCGGCCGACGCTTTTACCAAGGCAGACGCTGAGCTGAAAGCCAAAATCGCTTCCGTTGAGAACGGCATCAAAGGTGCCAAGCGCGAGGAAATTGTCGCGTTCTACAACGAATACCGCGCGAGCTTGAATATCCCCGAAGACATCGCGCCGTTTGAGCGCTGCGGCATCAATATCACGATGTCCGATTCTCTTAGAAAGCTGCAAGGACAGGCTTCCTTGTTCTTGCAGAACGTTTCAAACGATTTGCGGATGATTGAAACGCTGGAGCACAAGGATGAGGTCTTGGTCGAGTACCGCAAATCGCTTTCCGCACCGGAAGCGGCCCTGATCGTTGACCGGCGTCACAAGGAGATGGAAGAAGCCGCTCGCCGCCGCGCCGCCATGAAGTCCGCACAAGAAGTTCAGGATGCCGCGCAGGCGAAGATCGAAGAAGTTCTGAACGAAGAACCGCCTGCCCCCGTTTCTGCACCCGTCGAGCAGCCCATCCCCACCGAGGCCCCCGCCGAAAAGACCTATCAGGTTTCGTTCCGTGTTCGCGGCGGTATCGGCAAGCTGAAAGCCCTCAAAGAATTTCTCGTAAATGGAGGTTATGACTATGAGCAGTTCTAATATTGCGCCTGCGAAGAAGCAGACGTTTTCTGTTGCCATCACAACGGAAAACTATCAGAACATGATTAGAAACACGCTGAAAGATCCGAAACGTGTAAATCGGTTCATTGCATCAATCACGTCCGCTGTTGCCGCTACTCCAGCGCTCCAAACTTGTGAACCCAGTTCCGTTCTTGCGTGTGGGCTTCTCGGTGAGGGGCTGGAACTCTCCCCGTCGCCTCAGCTTGGGTATTTCTACATAGTCCCATTCAAGCAGAAAGCAAAATACCGTGAAGGACGGTTGATTTCACCAGAATGCGTCAAGGCGCAATTTATTCTTGGGTACAAAGGCTACATTCAGCTTGCGCTCCGGAGCGGGCAGTATATCGATATTGATTGCCTTCCAATCCATAACGGCGAGTATTTGGGCAGAAACCCGTTTACTGGAAAGCCGCAGTTTAAGTTTATCGAGGATGATGACGAATGTGAAGCGCAGCCGATCATTGGATATATGGCACGCCTAGAAACCAAGTCAGGTTTTACGAAATGTATCTACTGGACGAAGGAAAAAATGCTTCGACACGCAGATACATACTCGCAAGCCTTCAGCAAAGAAGCCTTTGAAAAAATCAGAAACGGCCAAATTGCAGACAAGGACATGTGGCAGTATTCCTCGTTCTGGTACAAGAATTTCGATGAAATGGCTCAGAAAACATTAATTCGCCAGCTTATCAGTAGATGGGGCATCATGTCCACAGAAATGGAACGCGCGTTTATCAATGACAGCCATATTCCGACCGTTGATCCCAAAACAGGCGAGATTGTTGCGGACAAAAATGAGAGCGCCGATGAGGTGGAATTTATGGAAGCTCCGCGTTCTGACACGCAGATTTCTGCTTCAGCGCAGCTTCAGGAGAACGCCAGCGAGCCGGAGCAGATTGACCTCAGTTCGCTGTAATGAGCGTTCCGTTTGAAGTCCTCGCAACCGGCTCTACCGGCAACGCAGTCGTGATCGACGGGCAAATTCTGATAGACTGCGGTGTGCCATACAAGCTCGTGAAGCCGGTTGCAAAAGCTCTCAGGCTGGTTCTGCTGACACATTGGCACGGAGATCACTTCCGAAAAAGCACGCTCCACGCCCTCGCTGCGGACCGTCCGGCGCTCCGTTTCGGCTGTTGTCGCTGGCTGGTGCGACCTCTGGTGGAAGCTGGCGTCAAGCCCGCAAACATCGACCTGTACGATTTTGGCCACCGATATAGCTACGGTGATTTTACGGTCGAGCCTGTGCCACTGGTGCATGACGTTCCGAACTGCGGCTACAAGCTGCTGCTTCCGGCTGGAAAGGTCCTCTATGCCACTGACACAAACAACCTGAACGGGATCTCAGCGCCGAACTTCGACCTCTACCTGCTGGAAGCGAATTACGAGGACGAAGAAATCCAAGCCAGAATCAGC